ATCCAATTTATCCCATCTTCCAAAGATGTTGTTGTTACTTTAGGGTCTAGTTTTAGTGATCCTGAAGATTTCCCCTTTAATATTGGAGATAAAGTTCTTGTAGAAAATACAAATGTTGGTATTGCAACAACTGCAAGAGGTTATAATTCTTCTAATTATAACTATACTCTATTCACAATAGTCAATACTGATCCTAACATTGGTGGTGTTGGAGCTACTGTATCATATAACCTATCAAATTATTTGATTGATGGAGAAGTTCCTGGAACTTTCAATTCAGTAATTTCTTCCGGAAGAATTATACCACAGAAACATTTCCCAATATTTGAAGTTTCTTTAGAGAAGAACACCTTCAATAAAGGTGAAGAAGTATTTTCAAATGGTTATGTAGGAATTGTTGTAGATTGGAACGAAATTACTGAGACATTAAAAGTTTCAACTTCTGATAAATTTACTTCTGGAAACGTAATCACTGGCAGAACTTCTACTTCTAGAGGATTGGTTTCAAATGTAGTTGAGACTAAAGCAACTTATGTTGTTGGATCAGGATCTACAGTAGTAAAGGGTTGGAAAAAGGAAACAGGTTTCTTAGATAATCAATTCCAAAGAGTTGCTGACAATGACTACTATCAGTATTTCTCATACGCTCTCAGATCTCAAATTTCTTTTGACACTTGGAATAATCCAGTAAGTAATTTAAACCATACTGCAGGATTCAAGAAATTTAGTGATTTGGTTATAGAATCTTCCCCTACCATATCGGGCATTAGCACCGATCAAAATTTTGGAGATGTTACTGGTGTAGCTGACTTCTCTACATTCATTGACTTAAATTGTGTCAATGACTTTGATTTAGTAACTGAAAATAATTTTACTATTGATGGGAATGTTAAGTCAGACGAAATAATTTTTGGAACGAGAGTTCTTCAGGACTACATTGAATCTGTTGGTAACAGAGTTCTTTTGATAGATGATATTAGTGATGAATTTAACAGCAATCCCAGATTCACTAGATTTAGTATTGTTGATACTTTTGGACTAGATTCAAGATCTCTTAAGTTCTTAACATTTATCAAAGATAGAAGATTTACATCTGAAGTCCAAGTATCTTTAGTTTCTATTATCCAAGATGGTTCTAATGGATACATCAATCAATATGGTGATAGCAGCAGCTACGATAATTTAGGATCTTTTGATTTTAATATAAGTGGGTCAGAAGGCAATCTTCTCTTCTATCCAACTAAGTCTGCCATTAATGACTATGATGTTAACACCATATCTATTGATATTAGAGACACAATAGTTTCTGTTGGATCTACAGATCTTGGAGATTCAGTCTTTGTAGGATCTGCAACAACCGTTATTCCTTCGGGAACTTCATCAGGAACGACTATTGTTGGGATTGCATCAACTTATAGATCTTCTAAAATTTTAGTCCAAATTGAAGCTACTGATTCTTCATATAATGAGTTTGATGAGATTACATTACTTCATGATGGAACAGATATTATGATTCAAGATTATGGGCAACTCAATACTGCTAATTTGTATTCATACTCATCTTTAGGGGTTGGAACCTATCACGCATACTACTCTGGATCAAATATCAATATTGATCTAATTCCATATGATACAACTCCTGTTCAATTTAATGTAAATTCTGTTAGAGTATCAATATCAAGTACAGATTCTGTTGGAGTGGGTACAGAAATATTCAACAATTCACGAATCGAATCAAGTTATGTTGCAATATCATCAACTCCAACCCCAGGAATTACCACAATATCATCTTATTCTTCAACATATGAAGGATCTTATTATATCGTAAGTATTGAAGATTTGACAAATAATCAATATCAAGTTTCTGAAGTTGTTGTCGTCGATGACGATATTGATGCTTACGTTGTGGAATTTGGAATAATGCAAACTGGTTCATCGATTGGATCTATAGGTGCAACCGTGAGACCTTCAGGTAGTGTAGATTTAACATTCACTGCGAATGCAGATACTGATGTTGAAGTTAGAGTTTACCAGAATTCAATTGGTTTAGTTGACTCAGATATTCCTGATAGAACTATCGATTTTACAAACGCTTTTATTAGAACAGGATATGGTTTCTATATAGGAGCTGAAACTGATATTAGAAGAGAGTTTAATTTAACTCACAAAAATAAACCAATTTTTGAAAGATATTTTGATGGTGGTGATTCTGATATCGTCGATATTACTAACAATACAATTACAATACCAGAGAATTTCTTTGTAACTGGTGAAAAAGTACTATATTCCTACGCTGGAGCAGGAACAACCTCAGCTATTGGAATTGCAACGACAACTATTACTGGAATAGGTTCTACTGATAAACTACCATCTTCTGTTTACATCGTTAAGAGTAATGATTTTAACGTTAGAGTTGCTGCTTCTGTATCAGATGCTCTTAGAAATCCACCCAATATATTGGACATTACTCATGTTGGAATTGGAACTTCTCATAGATTTGTTTCAACTAATCAAAATTCAAGAGTCCTTATAGGAATTGACAATTTAATTCAATCTCCAATTGTTGCAACTGCAATAACATCCAAAGCATCAAGTTCTATTGGTATCTTTGATAGTATAATCACTTTATCTGGGATTACATCTTTCTTTGGTGGAGATTTGATAAAGATTGGTAATGAGATTATGAGAATCAATTCAGTTGGAATTGGTGGAACTAACAAGGTATTGGTTCAAAGACCATGGATGGGTACAGGAATATCAACTCACCCAGCTCACTCCTTAGTAACAAAAGTTAAGGGTGATTATAACATCGTAGATAATATTATTAATTTTGTACATGCTCCATATGGATTAACTCCAATTGGATCTGTAACCAATCCACCAGATAGTAGGGATTTTGTTGGCATTGAAACTCGTTCTACTTTTACTGGAAGATCATTCATTAGGTCTGGATTTGTAAATGGCGACTCTGAGCCTTACTCATACAATTACATTTTCGATGACATTTCCTCGGGTTTTAACGGAACTAATAATACATTTACTTTAAAATCCAATGGATCTAATATTGCAGGATTCTCAACAAGTAATGCAATTGTTTTAATCAATGATATTTTCCAAGGACCAGCAAGACCTGGATCTGTTCAAATTGTAGGAGACTATGATCTCTCAGAAAACACTGGAATTACTTCAATAACATTTACTGGAACTGCAACTTCATCTTCATATGATATTAATACTAGCAATATCCCTCTTGGTGGAGTAATAGTTTCTGTTGGATCAACTGCTGGTTTTGGATATCAACCTCTAGTATCTGCTGGAGGAACTGCAACAGTCTCTATTGCAGGAACAATCTCACAGATTAGTATTGGAAATAGTGGATCTGGTTATAGATCTGGTATCCAAACTGTAAATGTTGGAGTAGCAACGTCTAGTACTGGAACTCCAAACATCACATATGTTGGAACTGCAACCATAGTCGATGGCCATGTAACTGGAATTGCAATCACAAATCCAGGAACTGGTTATACTTCTACAAATCCACCAATTGTTATTTTTGATGATCCCCTCTCTTATTCAAATGTTCCTCTGATTTATAGTTCTGTTTCTAGTGGACTTGGAACTGGTGCAGTCGCTGATATTGTAGTTGGTCAAGGATCCAGTGTAATTTCTTTTGAAATTAGAAACTCTGGTTATGGATATGGTCAAGGTGAAATTCTGACAGTTGCAATTGGTGGAACAACTGGGATTCCAACAGATATCTCATCACCATTTAATGAATTCCAAATTTTTGTAGATAGAACCTTTACAGATGAGTTTACTGGATGGACTGTTGGAGACCTTCAAGTTATTGATCCAATAGATTCTCTGTTTGATGGTCAAAGAAAGACTTTCCCAATTAAGATTAATAACGAACAGACAACTATCAGAGCTAAGAAAGGATCTAATATTGAAGTAAAATCAAATCTTTTAATATTCATTAATGATGTCTTACAGGTTCCTGATTCTTCTTATACCTTTAATGGTGGAAGTATAATAACATTTAATGAAGCTCCAAAAGAAGGTGATTTATCAAAGATCCTGTTCTACAGAGGAACTGGATCTGTTGATACTGTAAATGTTGATATATTGGAAACCGTAAAAGAGGGTGACACTTTAAGAATTAATAGTGATATTGAAAGTCTAAAAGAAAATTCTAGACTTGTAACTGATATTGTATCCACAGATGTTGCTGAAACTAATGTTTATCCTGGTCCAGGAATCACTCAAGATGAAACTTTATCAAGACCTGTAATCTGGTGTAGACAAACTGAGGATAAGATTATTAATGGTCAGAAAGTTTCTAAGGATAGAATTCTTTATGAACCATTGATCAATCCAACATCAAATATTATTCAAAGTGTAAGTGTAGGATCAACTCAAATCTTTGTGGAGAGTGTTAAAACATTCTTTGATAGTGCTGATGAATATTTACAAGATGGAACAACTGAGATACCTCAGAAAAAGATTGTAATTACTTCACAAGATCCGTTAGTCGCAGCTGCAGCCACTGCTGTTGTTTCAGTTGCAGGAACTATTTCATCTATTATTATTTCTGATGGTGGAGTTGGTTACTCAACAAATCCTGTTGTAATCATTGAAAATCCTGTAGGACTTGGAACCACTCAAAGAGCATCTGCAACATCAACAATATCTGTTGGTGGAACAGTTTCTTCAATATCTATTAGTAACCCAGGAACTGGATATACAACGACAAATCCTCCTATCGTCCTCATATCTTCTCCCGAAGTTACTAGAGAGGTCATTGACACTGTTTCTTATGATGGTGATTTTGGAGTAATTACGGGCATTGCCCAAACTACAGTTGGATTTGGTTTTAATGGAGTCGTATTTGATCTCTTTATTCCACAAAATTCATTCTTAAGAGACACTACAATCAATAACGTGGGAATTGCAACTACAGGTATTAGTGGAATACAGACTGGTTATTACTTCGTAGTATTCAACTCTAATGTTGGAAATGGATTAACTTCAATTTACCAAAGTGGAGCTACTTTAAGTATTGGTTCTACATTTATTGATAACGTATATGAAGTTGCATCTGTTTCTATTGGACAAACTGATGTCCTAGGTGTTGGTTTAACTTACGTCGCAAAAGTAACAGCAAGGGTTGAAGATTATAATGGGTTGTCCGGTATTGGATATAGTTCTTTCTATGGAGAGTATAGTTGGGGAAGAATCCACAATCTAGTAAGAAGTGATAGTAAAGAATTTACTTCATATAACAATGGGTTGGTTGGAGTATCAACTTCACCTACTGTTCAAAGGTATAATCCACTCAAATACCGCAATTACGTTTCATAAATAGATAAAAAACTCATAAAATGTCTGCAATTATAACTGATCAATTAAGAATACTAAATGCTAAGAACTTTGTCTCTGCGGCAACTTCTTCTGAGAATTCTTATTATTCTTTCGTGGCTCTTCCTAATGCAACAGATTTTTCTCCAACTTGGGATGCACTCCCTCCTGCCCCGATAGACAATTTTGATCAAGAGAACGATTATTGGGATACAATGATTGCTCTCAAAAAAATTGGAGAAGACGATGTAAAGCAGGTTGTCCGTAAAGTCACTTGGCAGTCTGGAATTACTTATGACATGTATCGCCATGACATCAGTAGAAATAGAACTTCTAGACCTTCTGGAGCAACTAGTTTATACTCGGCAAATTATTATGTAATTAATAGTGATTTTAGAGTTTATATTTGCCTTAATAATGGAACTTCACCAGAAAATCCAGAAGGAAGACCATCACTTGATGAACCCACTTTTGTAGACTTAGAACCAAGATCTGCTGGGAATAGTGGTGATGGATATATTTGGAAATATCTCTATACTATTAAACCTAGTGATATCATTAAGTTCGATTCTGTTAATTTTATTCCTGTTCCAAAAAACTGGGAAACAAGTACAGAAAATGCTGCTGTTAGAAATAACGCATCTACTAGTGGACAGTTAAAAATTGTAACGATCACTAATCGTGGTGTTGGTCTTGGCACTGCTAATCAGACTTATACAAGAGTTCCTATTAAAGGTGATGGTACTGGAGCTGAATGTACGATCATCATTAATAACGATTCGAAAGTTGAATCAGTCATAATTTCTAAAGGGGGATCGGGATATACTTATGGAACTGTAGATATTGCTGCTGGTAATGTTCCTTCTGGATCTACATCTCCAGTATTTAATGTTATCATTCCTCCTCAAGGTGGTCACGGAGCTGATATCTACAGAGAACTTGGTGCTTATAACGTAATTGTTTATTCCAGAATTGAGAATGACATAGAAAACCCAGATTTTATTACTGGAAACCAGATCGCAAGAGTTGGAATTGTAGAAAATCCAGAAGCATATAACTCATCTTCAATTTTAACTTTAGATAAAGCAAGTGCAGTTGGTGCAATAAAATTATCCGGTAATTTTCAATCAGCATTTTTCCCCACAGATAGTCAAATTATCCAAACAATCGGTGTAGGATCAACAGCTATTGGTAGAGTGATATCCTATGATCAAAATACAGGTGTCTTGAAGTATTGGCAAGATAAATCCCTTGTTGGATTCAATAC